GGAAGAGGCGGAAAGCGCCATGGGTTTTTTCGGGAAATGGGGACAATATATCATGCAGTCAAGCATGGCAGAATCCGGGCAGTTCTATGACGCACAGGCTGCCATCAAGAAACATGATCAGGAAGCTTATGACGTACTGTTGAAAAATGCCGAAAACAAACGTGACGGTTATCTGAAAAAAGCGGAGGAAGAGGTAAAGAAAGCCGCAGAAGCAGCCAAAAAAGGAAATATCGGTGGGCATATCGACCCCAAGCAGTCCGGGAAGAATCCGGAAGCGGAAGCCAAGCAACGGCTTGCCACAGAGCGTAGGCTGGCGCAGGATCTTGCCGCCCTGCAGGCCGAGAACCGGAAGGAAGAGATAGACCGCATGCAAGCCGGTACCGAGAAGAAACTGGCACAAATCGAATATGACTATAACGCCCGGAAAGAAGAGATAAACCGGCAGGAAGCCGACTGGAAGCGTGAGAACAAGGAAGCCGGTCTTTCTACCGGAGATAACGGACTTACCCGGGAGCAACAGGATGAACTTGAAAAAGCCCGTGCCTCAAACACCGAGTCAAGGAAAAAAGCGGAGGCGGACGTGTACAGGGAAGAGGCGGAAGCCATGCGTGACTATCTGAAGGAATACGGGACCTTCCAGCAGCAGAAACTGGCCATCGCTGAAGAATATGCCGAGAAAATCCGCAAGGCACAGTCCCAGGGCGAAAGACTGACTTTGGAAAAGCAGCGTGATGCGGCTGTGCACAAAGTGGACATGGAATCCCTTACCCAGAAGATAGACTGGGGAGCAGCGTTCGGGGATTTAACCGGCTTGCTTGCAGACCAGATGAAGAATCTGCTTGGCGAACTTAAGCAGTATGTCAAGACGGATGAGTTCAAAAAATCAGGAGCAGCGGATCAGCAGGTCGTTTACGATGCCATTGAACGTATTCAAAGCATGCTCCCCGGTGGCAACGGCACATTGGATTTTGCCCGGCTGCAAACGCAGATGCACGCTTTGGGGGATGCCGTAACACGTGTGCAAAATGCAGAACTGCAGCAGGAAGCGGCATTCATCCGGTTGAAAGCGGCGCAGGCCGATTACAACAAGGCTCTTGAAAGCGGTAACCAGGCAGAAATAGAACGTACCCAAATTGCTCTTCAAACGGCTCAATCGTCCAGCGTTTCAGCTGACGAAGAATACCTGAACGCCACCTCTGAAATGAAGGCGCTTGCCGGGGAGGTGAAAAGTGCCTCCCGGGACACGGTTGACGGATTGAACATGGTATCCAACGGGTTGCACGGCTTTGCGAGCGGAACCTTGCAGGGATCATTTGAAGGAATCCAGAACATGCTTACCGGTCTTTCAAAACTGAATATCGGAGGCAAGGTCGGCGATGCCATCAGCCGGATGTCCGAAACCCTGTCAAGTGCCGGAGTCATCGGGCAGATCATATCGGCCATTCTCTCCATACTGGATTTGCTGAAAGACGGTATTGGCCCGATTATCTCATCATTGATAGACACCATTTTCAATGCGATAACCGGAATACTCGACAATATCCTCAGCGGAGACCTGTTCAAACAGATAGGCGGTTCCCTTGTGAAAGGTATCGGGGGATTGCTGAACACGGTGTCTTTCGGAGGTTTCAACAAACTGTTCGGCATCGGCGGGAACGCCAAGGAAGTGCAGGCGGCTATAGACCGTCTTACAGACCGGAACGAGCTGCTGCAGACCTCGATAGAGGATCTGACCGACACCATCAAGCAGAGCCAGGGGACGAAGAGTGTGGCGGCTTACCGCGACGCGTACAAGATGCAGCAGGAAACGAATTCGAACTACCTGCAGATGGCTATGGCGCAAGCCGGCTACCACGGAAGTCACCACAGCTGGAACTACTACTGGGGCGGTTTCAACCAGGCACAGATAGACAAACTGAGCGGACAGATCGGCCGCCAGTGGGACGGGAACCTGTGGAGCCTGAGCCCGGAGGAAATGAAGGCACTGCGCAGCAACGTGGATATGTGGACGCAAATCCAGAATACCGGTAAGGGAGGCTATGGCGGGCGACTGACCGAGAAACTGGATGACTACATAGACCAGGCCGGCAAGCTGGAGGAACTGACCGACCAGCTGTATGAAGGGCTGACGGGCATTTCGTTCGACGGTATGTACAGCAGCTTCATCGACAACCTGATGAACATGAAGTACGGTGCCAAGGATGCGGCGGAGGATATATCCGAGTACTTCATGCGGGCGATGCTGAGCAACAAGATCGGTGAGATGTACAGCGACAAACTGAAAGGCTGGTGGGAGAAGTTTGGCAAGGCCATGGAGGACAACGAACTGACCGAGGCGGAACGGAACGCGCTGATGGAAGAGTACATGCAGTATATGGATGAAGCCCTTGCCCTGCGTGACAACCTGGCGGCAGCCACCGGTTATGACAAGACGCAGCAGGGCGGTACGAGCCAAAGTGCGAAAGCGGGCGGCTTTACGGCCATGACGCAGGACCAGGGCACGAAACTGGAGGGCATGTTCACCGGCGGGCTGCAGCACTGGAGCAGCATGGACGACCGGCTGGAAAGCGTGGTGGAGAAGATGGACACGGCTGAAGGGCATCTGGCCCGGATAGCCGAGAACACCGGTGTGAGCGCCGGACACCTGGGCGAACTGAAGGAAGTGATAAAGAAAATGATACGTGACGGACTAAAAGTGAAGTGATATGGGCAATATACTGAGCGGACTGGTGCTGGTGAACGGCACGGACATCTGGACGGAATACGGCGTGTTCCTGGTGGAAGACCGGCGCGGGGGCATGGAGAACCTGACGGCCATCCTGACCCCGAGCAAGGCCAAGAAGGATACGGCTGTGGACATACGGGAAGAGCACGGGGAAAAATACAGCCCCGTGCTGACCCCACGGAATGAAGCGCGTGACGTGACGCTGCATTTTGCGCTTTACAACAAGACCCAGGCAGGCTGGATGAAGCAGTACTTTGCCTTTGTGAATTTCCTGAAGCAAGGGAAGGACGGCTGGCTGGAGATCCGTTTCCCCCAGCTGGATCTGCAGCTGCGGGTGAAGTATGCCGACTGTACGAAGTTCACCCCGCTGACCTATCTGTGGACGGAAGGTGTGCATGCCGGAAAGTTCCGGGTAAAGTTCCGGGAACCGAAACCGATTATATAACCATTCAAACGCTATTAGAATATGCTTCTAACGATATATGATAAAGCCGGAACCAAGCGTGCGGATGTGGCCGTGAACGACAGCTCGACGCAAAGCAAGGAAGTGCAGGGAGACAATGTGCTTTCCCTGTCGTTCAGCTATTATGCCTTCCTGCCCCTGGACGTGAACGACTACACGGACTATCTGGGCGAACGGTACTGGCTGACAGAACGCTACACGCCGAAGCAGGTGAGCGATGGTGAATGGGAGTATAACCTGAAGCTGTACGGTATCGAGAGCCTGATCAAGCGGTTCCTGGTGCTGGAGACGACGGACGGGGACACCAACCCCCTGTTTACCCTGACGGCCACGCCCCGCGAGCATGTGGCGATGGTGGTGAAGGCTATCAATAACGGCATGGGCCACATTACTGACTGGAAGACGGGTACGGTGGAAGGTACGGAGCTGATCACGATAGACTACGAGGGGATGTACTGCGACGAAGCGCTGAAAGCCATCGCGGAAAAGGCAGGCGGCAAGGTGGAATGGTGGGTTGAGGGGCAGACTGTGAACGTGTGCCGCTGCGAACACGGGGAAGAAATCACCCTTGGCTATGGCAAGGGGCTGACCTCCCTGGAAAGAGATACGAGCAACACGGCCAAATTCTATACGCGCCTGTTCCCGGTAGGCTCGACCCGCAACATCGATGCGGAGAAATACGGCAGCCCGCGTCTGATGCTTCCCGGCGGCAGGAAGTACATCGAGCAGGGCGTGGAGGAATATGGCATCTATGACCATTACGAGCAGGATGCTTTCAGCGGCATCTTCCCCCGTCGGGTCGGTACGGTGAGCTCGGTTCGCAGCGAGGAGGTGGCAGACGATGAAGGAAACAAATTCACCGTCTATTATTTCCGGGACGGGGAACTGGACTTTGACCCTAACCTGTACGAGCTGGCCGGAGAAACCAAACGTGTGTCGTTCCAGACGGGCGACCTTGCCGGACTGGGAGAAAGCGATGACCACTACTTTGAGGTGAACTACGACAGCGCGGCACGTGAATTCGAACTGATCACCATCTGGCCCTACGATGACGACACCCAGCTGCCGGGCGGCAAGCTGGTGCCCCGAGCAGGCGACACCTATATCCTGTGGAATATCCGGATGCCGGATGAGTATTACCGGCTGGCCGAAGAGGAGTTTGCGGTTGCGGTGGACGAGTACAACCGGGACCACTGGCTGGACATTGCCGCCTACAAAGCCCCGACAGACCCGGTATACATCGAGGAGCACGGCATAGACCTGTTTGTGGGCAGACGGGTGAAGCTGGAGAGCCGGAAGTATTTCCCGGAAAAAGGCTACCGTCAGAGCCGTATCACCAAGATCAGCCGCAAGGTGAACGAACCCGGGCAGATGGACATCGAGATAAGCGATGCGCTGCAGGTGGGCAAGTTCGACAAGGTGACGGACAGCATCGGTGCGCTGAAAAGCTATACGAAATCAAAGACGGAAGGCGCTGCCCTTCCGGACATCATACGAAGCTGGGACAAGACGCTGCCCACGGACAACAACCTGTTTTCCGCCCGGCGCAGCCAGAAAGAGTTCCTGAGCAAGAACCAGCCGGACACAGCCAAAGAGTCCATCCGCTTCCTGAAGGGTGTGAGCTTTGGCGAGGCTGCTGGCGGCAAGCCCTGCGGCATCGTGGATGGTGAGGGCAATGCCGAATACTTGACTGCCGTGATCCGCGAACTGCTGCGCAGCACGGAGTTTGTGGACGGGCTGACCGGTGAGGGCTGGCAGCTGTGGATTGACCAGCTGACCGGACTGACAAACCTGACGGTGGACAAAGTGACTGCCCGGCAAAGCCTGGTGGCGCTGGAACTGCTGATCGAGAAGGTGCGCAGCGTGTGCGGCCAGCTGGTGGTGTCCGCTGCCAACGGCAAGATCAAGGACGTGGTGAAGCAGGGCGACAACTACCGCATCGTGTTTGAGCAGGAATCGGGCTTTGTGGCCCATGACCTGATGCGCTGTGCGGTTACGGGTGGTAAGAAACTAAAAGCATACTGGGTGGAGGTGGCTTCGGTGATAGCCGGCGGTGTGCTGGTCCCGGTAAGCGAGTTTGGCGGGGTGAAGCCGGAGGCAGGCGATGAGTGCGTGCTGATGGGCAACACCGAAAACCCGCTCCGGCAGAACCTTATATCCATTGCGGCCACGGAGGACGGGCAGCCCCGTATCGACATTCTGGACGGTGTGAAGGCCAAGAACTTCAACGGCTGCCTTCGTTGCCGGCTGGGTAAGCTGGACGGCATCAGGAGCAGCGCTTTCCCGGCAGACAAACAGCCGAAAGGAAACGGCCTGTATGCCGACAACGTGTGGCTGAAGGGTACGTTCGTGTTGATGACGGGCGAGGACATCCTGACGCGGTTTGAGATAACCGAGGGGAAAATCCATTCAGCCGTGGAAAGCTTGCGCAAGGAAATACGCGAAGAACAGAGTTATCTGGACAACAGCAGTTTTGCCGACGGCATGGACAAATGGAAGACGGGCAGCAAGGCTACGCTGTTCACCCTGGGCGGACGCTGGATCTGGGCGAACGGCGGTCCTTACGGTACGAAGCCGGACGGCCATGCCGAGATACGGACCGACGGCAAGGTGCCTTATGCCTATATCCGGAACAGCTATATCATGCAGAAACTGGAGGACTTCCGGCTGGTACCGGAGTACCGGCAGACGAACAGCCAGGGCGAACGGGTGCCCGGCGTGGTGTATCTGTCGTTCAGCTACCGGGTTATCAAGGCCGGAAGGTTGAAAATAGAATTTGTGAACGCTGATAAGACCGGGTTTGAGAACTTCAACATGTTCGGCCATGAAGAGGACCTGCCCGTTGGCGGTGAGAAGATGTTCACGTTGGACGGACTTTGGAACGGCACTGGCGACTTCAAGCTGTCGTTTACGGGCGTGATTTACATTTCGCTGCTGGTGTTCAGCACCAACAAGGCGGACGCACTGGCCTATAAGTACCGTACACTGTTCGAACAGAGCGACCGGCTGGTAAAGATTTCAGCGGCGGTCTTCGACAAGGACGGTAATGCGCTGAAAGAGACCGGGCTTGTCATAAAGCCTGAAGGTTCCGGTCTGTATGCGCAGGACAATACAGGAAAGATTGCCCTTATCGGGGTGAGCGTGGAGGAAGAGGACGAGTACGGAAATACCGTGAGCAAAATCAAGCTGACAGCCGACCATATACAGCTGGAGGGACTGGTAACGGCCAACGGCAACTTCAAGATACTGGAAGACGGCAGCATTGAAACGACCAACGGTAAGTTTACCGGAGAGATAGACAGCAGCAAAGGGAAAATCGGCGGCTTTGAGATAGGGAACGGCCGTATCGGTTCTGTGGCCGACTCTCACGGGAGCGGTGGCGGTCTTGCCATTTATGATGATTTTTTCCGTGTCGGCGGCAGCAAAGGATATGTGATGTTCGGTGATGATGTGATACCGTCTTCTGCAGGAGGAGCTTTTACCGCTGTCGGTCGTATCGTGAACTCAGCCCCCAATATATACGGGAATTACGGCTTCGACCAAGCGAACTATGGATTGTTTATAGATGTTACCGGCGGTACGAAGAACTACGGTATCAGCAGCAATGCGGCATTACTTGCCCCGGCGTTTATCAATACGAAAGCCAAGCTGCTTACCTTCGGAAGTGGAAACTACACGGTGGATTTCTCACAACACAATATCATTTTGATGTATTACAATGAACCCAACTACAGTAAGGTAGAGGTTACGCTGCCGTCGGAAAGTTCTGTGGCATACAAGTTCGGCATGAGTTACTTGCCTACCGATTTTGCAGCCATTGTCACGTTCAGGGTCAGACCCGGTTCAAAGAATATCATACTAAAAGGTATCTATAACCACAATGAAGATTTGCAAAACTACGAGATGGCATCCGGGGACTCCGTAACGGTACTTATTACAAAAGCGGACGGATTCCGTTACCAGATATTGAATCATTCATCCTAAAAAACAGATATATATGAAAAAGTTAGATTTCAGGAATTTCAGCGTTCCCACCGGAATAACCCGTCAGACGAGGGAGGTTTTCGATGCACGTGAGCAGATAGCCGATTTGCTGTATACGCGTGTCAGTGGCATCAAGGCCCATCGGCTTGCGTTCAAGATTTTCGAGAGTACCGGCGAGACCGAGTTCAGCGATGAGGAAACCGGGATGATACACATGGCGGTGGAACGCTATTGTCTTCCCAATGTGATAGATGCCCTGAACGAAATCCTGGGCGGGTCAGAAACCGATAAAAACGAATGAGTATGGCAGAAATGACACAAGAAGAACTGGTTCAGGAAGTGCTGGACCGTGTACTCCAGAGTTCTACCGGCGTGGAGGACTTGGAGACCGTCACCTCGCTGAGCGGTGTGAAATCACTGCCCGGGGAGAAGGACGGCAAGATGGTGAACGTCCCCCTGGAACTGATAGGGAAGCCTGCGAGCGATGCCGCCGCCCGTGCCGAGGCTGCCGCCAAGAAAGCGGAAGGAGCCGTAGCCGGACTGGAGGAAAAGACCCAGGCCGCCACGGAAGCGGCCACCAAGGCCAACGAAGCGGCAGCCAAGGCAGAAAACGCCGCTGCCAAGGTGGAACAGACTACGGCAGCAGCCATCGGCGGGGCTACCGCACGCTTTTCCTCATGGATGGAAACAGGCAACGTTTTACCTGACAAGAGTACCAAACCGGGCGGCAGCGTAGTGTATGTAGCGGATGCCGGGAAGTTCGCCTACCACATGGACTCCACCCTGTACGGGGACTGGGATGTGGCGGGTGTGCCTCCTGCCGGCATATTCATGAATGCGGACCGGACAGCCATCCTGCCGGACAAGCTCTACCTGCTGGGTGATGCCGTATATACCGGAACAGGCGGCAGCCTGAGACTGCTGGCCTACCGGCATGAGGTGATGAGCGGGGAAGCTTACGAGGCGCTGCAGGACAAGGATGCGAATACGCTGTATCTGATTTATGAGGAGGATTGACGATGATAACCATAGGCGGTAAGGAAATAACGGCTGCGTATGTGGGGAAACGTGCCCTGTCGGCAGTCTATGCCGGGGCAAGACTGGTGTGGTCTGCGATAAGCAGCTGTTTCGGACTTGGATACTGGAAAGGCGACGAGCCGTGGAACGGATCGGACGCATGGAACGGTAGCAGTAAAACTGATAAATGAATGATTATTATAAAAGGACAGTATTATGGCAAAAAGGAAAATAAGCGGAATCATCAACGCGACCGAGCATCCGATGAATCTTGAAACACCATGGAATCAGAAACAGCCGGACGGCACCTATCATGCCTATGCAGGCGATGACATCGAAGCGTTCCTGAAGAAGGAACTGTCAAACCGTACCCCTACCGAGGAACTGGTGAGCGGCGAGACGAAACCTCCTACATCCGGAACGGTGTTCGATGCGATGGTGGGTACGGTGACGGACGTGGATGTGCAGGACAGCGAGGACGGCACCCAGTACGTGATGACCGTCAAGCAGAAGGACAACCAGGGCGGCGAGAGCTCGAAGGAAGTGCGCTTTTCCAAGTACACGGACGATGACAAGGTGGTGGTGAACATCGACCTGACGGACAGCGGCGGTGCGGGACTTCCCGCCTCGCAGTATCTGGCACTGGGCAGCGGCTTTGTGGTGAAATACTCCGTAGGTGTGGGCACTGCCGGTGGCGGTACGGTGGACGGCTACAGCGACCTGAAAGCCCGTGTAATCGTGAAACGCGGTTCGACCGTCATCAGTGAGTTCCGGGATGCGGAGTTTGTGGGCGTTACAGCCGGACAGAGCTATACCTTTGACGCTTCGCCCTACCTGAAGGATGCCACTGCCTATACCGTACAGGTGGAAGCGCAGGCAACTTACCAGGACGGCACGCTGATGAAGACGGCCACGGCCAAGGTGACCATGGTGGCCATGGAGCTGGAGACCACCTACTCGGCGGGCAACGGGCTGGCCGACGGGGGATATAAAAATGACGTGAACATCCCCTTTACTGCCAAGGGCACGAGCGGTGAGAAGAACATCTACTACCGCGTGAACGGCGGACAGGCCTTTACCCTCGGTCTTTCGGCCGGCAGCGGTGTGCAGCAGAAGAACGTGACCATCCCCCTGACACAGATGCAGGAGGGTACGAACGTGGTGGAAGCCTACGCGCAGCATGAGAACTCCGGTGTGGTGAGCCGGGTGCATTACATTACGCTGCTGAAGGCAGGCGAAGGTGTGACAGCGTATGCCGGCCTGATGTTCAGCCACCGGGCAGCGGGGTTCCAGCGTGACTGGAAACACCCGGTGCTGGAGGCAGAGCAGTTCACGGCATGGAACTTCACGTATGCCGGCTATGACCGCGATGCGTACACGGCCCGTGTGAAAGTGACCGACCGGGGCAGCGTGGTGAAGGAAGACCTGCTGCAACGCGGTGAGACCGGCAGCTACGGACGGACGAACGTGAACGTGGAACCGTTGGACTACCGTGTGTCATGCGGCGATGCCGTGCTTGAGGTGCAGGTGAACACCACATCGCACCCGGACATTGAAGCCACGCTGGCACCGGATGCCGTGTGTACGTTTGACGCCTTCGGGCGAAGCAACACGGAAAACAACCCGGCAAGCTGGGTGAGCGGTGACAAGCGTATGGAGTTCCGGGACGTGCTGTGGAGCGTGAACGAATATGGTGCCGGTAGCGGCTGGCACAAGGACCGCCTGCTGCTGGCCGGTGGTGCAGGTATGACCCTGACCGCTGACGGCGGTTACCGCCCCTTCAACGAGGCGGACAAGCCCGAGGGATTTGCCATCCGTGACGTGGGCATGACGCTGGAGATAGAATACAGCACGGCCAACGTGACGGATACGGATGCCGAGCTGATCACCTGCCTGGGGCAGCTGGACAACGGCAACCGGTACGGGCTGATTGTGACTCCGGAAGAGGCCAAGTTCCTGACCGGTGTGGTGACCGAGGCGATGGATGCCGGACAGATGCTGCGCTATGAAGACTCGGTGGGTACCAAGTTCCAGCCGGGTACGAATATCCGCATTACCTACGTGTTCTATCCGAACGTGCAGACCAACGAACAGCGCACGCTGATCGGTTTCTATGTGAACGGTGAAGAGTCGGCTGCTTCCAAGTGGCTCGACAAGGTGAATTTTGACATTCAGAGCCAGTTGGAATTTAAGTCGGCGGGTGCCGACCTGAACGTGAAGAGCGTGCGTATCTATAACAAGGCGCTGACCTCGGACGAGGTGCTGAACAACTACATCGTGGACCGCAACCACCTGGAGGATGCCGACGGGGAACCGGGCGTGCGCTCACTGGATGAGGACAACCGCGTGCTGAATGAAGGAGATACGGTGAGCATGGAGAAGCTGATGGGGCTGATGAAGAAGCGCCGGAACTCGATCCTGGTACTGATAGGCACGGGCAGCGTGGGCAGTGAGGTTCCGAGCGACAGCGACACGCTGAACGTGGTGGATGCACTGGCCCAGCTGAACGACAAGAAGGCCAACAAACTGGTAAGGGAGGTCCGTTTCTATAACGGAGAGGACAGGACGCTTGACTTTATCCTTACCAACGTATATGTCCGTATTCAGGGTACTTCTTCCGTGAACTATGCCAGAAAGAACTTCCGTTTCTACTTCCAGAAGACGGCAAGCGGCTGGACGGTTACATTGAGCTACGGGGAGATTGACGGAAACGGCAGGCAGAAGAATCCGGTGGTAACTACCGGCAAAAAAAATCTCTTCAAGTTACGCAGGAACTCGGTAGGCGCGAAGCTGGCATGTTCCAAATGCGACTTCTCGGACTCGTCCATGACCACCAATACCGGAGGTGCGAAGCTTATCAATGACGGACTGAAAGAGATGGGGCTGCTTACGCCTGCCCAGCGTTACGCCAAAGACCATGGGCTGAAGGACGATTACCGTTCGGCCATCGACGGCCTGCCGTGCGACCTGTTCGTAGCGAAGAGTGCCGACGAAGACCTGACCTATTACGGCCAGTACAACATGAACAACGAGAAGAGCGACAGCTACCCCATCTTCGGGCAGGATGAGACCATCGGCGGCGAGAAATGGGGCGAGGGCGACACGCTGAACTACCTGGAAGCCGACGAGGAAGGACACAAGCAGTACCTGCCCGTCTGCTTCGAGACGCTGAACAACTCCAATCCGCTGTGCCTGTTCCACTGGTTGCCGAGTACCGAACCGGAGCATAAGGATTTCATGGACTACAACTTTGACGGAGGACTGGAGTTCAACCATCCGAAAGATACCTTCTGGGCTGACGGAGGCGGTGATGCCGAGGAAGAACCGAATATGAAAGACCACTTGGGGCAGGGTGATGTGTACGATAAGATGTATAAGGCTACCGACCGCATGATGAGCTTCGTTTACCGCTGTGTGAAGGAAACTCCTGCCGGAAAGAGTATGACTTACAGTATGGAATCGCATGCGTTCGAGGGGGTAGATTATGAAGATGATGGCGACAAGTTCCCTACCGCTAAGTGGAAGAGCGATACGTTTAAGAAAGAGGCATCGAAGTATTTCGACCTTCCCCATCTGATAGCTTACTATCTGTACGTGCAGTTTAACCTTGGTGTCGACCAGCTTGCCAAGAACATGCTTATCCGTACTTGGGACGGGGTGAAATGGTTGATTACTTATTATGACGGAGACTGCCAGTTGGGTTCTGACAACAAGTCGTTCCTGACCGGGAAGTATGACGACAACCGCCAGACGAAGCGTGATGGGGCTTATGTGATGCAGGGGCATAACTCATGGCTGTGGAATTTGATTGTGGCAAATTGCTGGGACATGATTGTGGAAATCATGGTCAATGGATGGAACGGGGGCGCAAGCTTCATGAGTGCCTTCAGTATCCAGAAAGCCATTGACCATTTCGATACCGAACAGATGAAGAAGTGGTGCTCACGCCTCTATAACAAGTCCGGCATCTTCAAATACATCTACCCGTTCCTGAACGAAATGCCGGTAGGTGCTGACGGTGCCAAACAGACGTATCCGCAAATCTACGGTCTGAAGGGTTCGTTAAAAGCACACCGGAACTACTTCATCCAACGCAGGTACGACCTGAAGCAGGTGGAGTACGGCTATGTATCTACGCTGGGTGCCCAGTTCTACCAGAGTACGGCATCGCTGGACAAGGCTTATAAACTGAAACCGATGCAGTACCGGCTGACCATCCCTTACCGTGTGCAATTATCCACCTCAAACGGTATACAGGCTGACAGCGGCGTGGTGGATGCAGACGTGCTCCATTCCCTGCAGCTGACCCGTGCCTTCGGTGAGAACGACCCGCTGAAGATTATCGGTGCAGCCAAAATCAAGGAGCTGGTATGGCACGAGGATGCGTTCGCAATCGGCTTCAACTTCGGTCTGCTGACCTCACTGGTAAAACTCGACATGAGCGTGGAGAAAGCCAGCGGTTACCGGAACGGCTCGTTCATGGCTTCGACGAACGGGATGCTGCTCCTGGAAGAAGTGAACATGCGGAATAACCTGCTGGGCCGGAACGGGGACAACGGCAATGTGGCCACCCTGGACCTGAGCTGGCAGGGGCGACTGAAGAAACTGGATGTGAGAGGTACGGGGCTGACCCGAGTGAAACTGGCCACCGGTGCGCCCGTTGTGCAGTTATGCCTGCCGGACACGATTGAGGAACTGTTTCTGGAATATCTGACCAAGCTGCAGGACAGCGGCCTGGTGCTGGAAGGCATCAACAACGTGCGGGGCTACCGCTATACCAACTGCCCCGGCATCGACGGGTTTGCCATGCTGGAACGCCTGCATCAGGTCAAACTGAACGGCAGCGGCAAGCTGGAGCGCTTTGTGCTGGAGATAGACCGGGAAGACGACGGAACCCTGCTGAAGAAGTATTTCGATTACGGAACGTACACGCAGACGGGTGCGGTGGATGACCGCCACTCGGGTCTTCGCGGTAAGCTGACCCTGACGAAGTATCTGGCTGACGAGGAACTGGAGAAGTATGCCGCCCGTTATCCGGAACTGACCATCAAGCAGCCGCCTTATACGATGATCGAGTTTGACGACAGTGTGGCCGACGATGCCAATGTTTCGAACCTGGACAACAAGACGGGGTACAAATTCGGCAATACGTACAAAATGAGCGGGCATGTGAATGCCATCCTGTCCAAGCGCCACCGCGTATTGGCCAAGGTGACCAGGATGCCCACGAGCCGGAAGGTGGAGATAGCCGGGCAGCAGGTGGAAGTGAACAACCCGGACGGGGAGATGACCTATTTCCCCCTGCATGACGAAAGCTCGAACTTCTATGCCGATGCGGAGGATATGAACGATTGCACGGTGGCGAAGCTGGACGGCAGCGAGGGAGACTGGATGATGTATGAGCCGTTTTACTGGAGCAAAGGCATCAACGATTATTTGAACAACAAGAAGTACGCCTGCTACAGCAGTTATCCGGAGGACGAAATGCCCCCGATTCCGGACGCGACGGTACTGACACTGGATGCCATCAAGGAGACACAGGGCGGCTGGCTGGGTGAACGCAAGATCATGAGCGGCAAGCCCACGCTGATGGAATCCTATACGACGGACAAGGCTTATTCCGTGTGCAAAGTGGACGTGTCGGGTTACAGACGTGTCCGCTTCCCGAGCGTTCCAGGAACAGGGCTTATCGGCAGTGTGTTTGCTGATGCGGAGGGAAACATCCTGAAGAGTATTGTGGTGCCGACCATCGGCTTGAAATTTGAAGCCGGCATGTATCTGATAGCAGACGTTCCGGAACGTGCTACAGCCCTGCATTTCTCCATTCTGAACACGGCAGAGTTTGACTGCGTGGTGCTGAGCAACAGCGACAAGATAGAGGACATGGAACCGGATTGGGTGGCCAATGAGGAACATCTGTGTGCCGTTGTGGGCAGTTCTGTAGTGGGCAGCAAGTTGCGTGCCTGCATAACCGGAGCTTCGACCACGGCAAGCATGACATGGACGGACTTCCACTATTACAGCCAGCAGCGTGGCATGCAGCAGATAGATGCCCTGATGCACAGCCGCATCGCGAACCTGAGCTATGCAAAGTACGGGCGTAGGGACATGCAGGAACAATGCGGTGCCGGTCAGCATAACAATAACCGGACAACGGGTGGAACGGCCGACCATGGAATGACAGACACCATCGGCTATGACGAAGCGTATGTCATCAACAACAAAATCACGAATTCGCTGATTGACGGCTTGGTGCATCAGTATGCCTGGTATAAGAGCCGGGACGAATACGGACAGGCGACCGTGGTGCAGGTGAACAATATCTGCTGCCTGGGCTACGAGGACATCTACGGCAACAAGTATGACATGATGGACGGCGTGGATCTGCCGAATGACAGCGGCAACCAGGGCAAATGGCGCATCTGGATGCCTGACGGCAGTATCCGTATGGTACAGGGCAAGAAGGACAGCGGTCAGTGGATTACAGGCGTGGCGCACGGCAAGTATATGGACATGGTTCCGGTAGGTAATTTGAACGGATCATCTTCCACCTACTATACCGACATGTACTGGATAAGCACCGCTACAGTCCGTGTGGTCTATCGCGGGTACAGCTATGCGTATGCG